ATGCCATGCACCGGTTCCACCTTCAAAGAGGTCGTTGAACGAAGTTGCCGTACTCTTCTGAATTGCGGCGATATACTTCGATGTTCTGTTGATTTTATCAACATAATAATTGCTCTGACCATCAAAGCCAACCACACCGGGCAGGAAGGAGAGCCCCTGGAATCTTTCAAGAACAGTTCCACGGGTTCCGCTGAACATTCCCTTGGTGTCTACTACGACAAGGTGGAATTCATCGTTTGCTCCACCAAGACCCTCGACATATTGAGATGTGTTTGGAGCGCCATCAAACAACTCTGAATAACGCCAAGTGTTGAAATCAAAGCCATTTGCGGTATATCCTGTGACTCCTGCGCTCAAACTTGCAGATCCGCATACGCTGATGGTGAGGGTGTTGCCCATTGCTCCCGGATAACGAGCAACAAATGATCCGAGGCTATCAACCTCAAGGTTGGTGGCATCAAAGTTGTCTGCAATGATTTCTGCATCCGTGTTGTCTGTTGTTCCGGTAAACCCATAGGCATTTGCATTGATCATGCTCGGAACTCTTGCACGGACTACCTGTAGATTGTTGCCGTAGCCAAGGAAGTTAGCAGCAGAGAACCACCATTCGTAGTTCAGGTCATCTGGCGTTCCATAAAGTTGGACTAGGTTATTTTCGCTGTCAACAAGGACACGGGTGTTGGTTGGGCCCCAATTGAAAACACCTACGAAGCCTGCATTGGTTGTGGCAACAGCAGGGACAATCGTTGTCAAGTCCTTCTCTGTTACATTCACGCCGGGGGAAAGTTGGAATGCCATCTCATTCTCCTTGGATTAGTTTGATAGACGAGGGTATTTATTTGTTTCTCCATTTCACTCATTAATAAAGAATCTCATCCGCATCATCTAACCATGATCTATCCCGCCTTGATTGTTTAGGTTTTTCAATTTGTTCCCGAGAGAGAAGTCTTGCCGCTTCCTCAATTTCGTCTTCTCCAGAATCAAAAAAGCCGAATGGAGTCAGAGTTTCCTCTATTTTTTTGAGTTTTTCCTCAAATAATCGCTTTCGAACATCAAGATTTACCAAATCCTTGAAATATTCCTGTGTGGTAAGCCACCCGAACATGACCAGACATGCCATCAAGTCATCGTTATAGCCTTCTGAAGCCTCATATGAATTCTTTTTGGCGATGTATGTGCTGATTTCAGAAATGATGTCAAAATCATTCACAATCAACTTATCACCCTCAATCATTTCTTTTACCACAGAGCAGCCCATCTTCTTGACTTGACTGCTCATCTTGATTCCACTATAGACTCTTGCTCCACCAAATCCTTCTCCGACCCTTTGTCCTTTTTTTCCTTTGATCGAAATATTAATTACATTTTCGTATTCCAATTCGTCCTTGAGAATGTCTGACACCTGTTGTCCGGTATCATTGATCTCCACCAGAATATAAGATTCATTATATTTTTCGCAGATGTTTTTAATGACATTCGGAAAAATTGGAATTGGAATGGTGTTGTTTCTATATCTGGCTACAACCTTGTAGGGTATTGATGTTGCATCAACAACGACAAAGGCATTGTAATCCTTTCCTATTGCCCTGCTTGAATCGACGCAAGTGGCATAGATGTGTCCCTTCACGGGATGCTCATATACAGACAGCCCATCGTCGGTTTCAAGAATCGGTGTCTGAAAAGCCAACGCCGCAATCTTTGATGCCTTGATGAGGGTTTCCTGCGATCCAAGGAATTCACACTCGTATTCGGAAAGCCATTGCCTTTCCGATGTATTTCGAATAGTTGTTTCCTTGAATTTGTCATCCCGCCCCGGCACCTGCCACCAATGGGCTTCGACAGGCTTGAACTCCGACTTCCCATTCTTAGCATTCTGCCACATTTTATAGAACAGATTCAGTCCATTTGGTGTACTGACAATAACTGTCTTTGATGTTTTGCCTGAAGTAATTGTCGGGTATACCGATGTGAAGAATTCTTCTGCAATTTGCTCAGGAACGAATGCAAACTCGTCTAACATCAAGAAGTTGTAGGAAGAACCACGGACAGCACTTGATGATGTAGAAGAGCAAATGACTTTGGAACCATTCTCCAAGGTAATGCTCGTCTTGTTCCATTCCACGATTCCTTGCTGCAACCACTTTGGCAGATTTTCATAGGCAACCTTGAATCGATCCATGATGTCGGTTGCTGTCTTCAACTTGTTTGCAAGAATAGCAGCCTTGTAACTCGGATTGAATAGAACCAAGTGCAAAATGCATGCAATCAGGGTTGCAGTCTTGCCGCTCTGACGAGGAATTTTGCATATGGTGAAACGGTTGTCAAATACTGAACGGGCTATGTCTTTCTGAAAGTCATAGAGAACGAACGGTCTTATTCCTTCGTCAATAGTGACAACCTTGATGTATGTTTCAATGAAATATATCGGGTCTTCGGAACACTTGATGTATTCCTCCAACTGTTCTTTCGTGAATTCTTGCTTTACATAGGCACCCTTTAGGAGGGGATTGCCAAGATATGTCTCATGGTCTTGACTCATTCGAAGAATCATCCTTTTCAATAGCCTTGCGCTGCTCTCGTATCATCTTCTGCAAGTCGGCTGTGCTGCCAACATAGATTGAATTGTTGGTGACATTTGTAGTCTTGCCAACTTCTTCTTTTTTGATATCTTTCATCCGCCGATGCAAATCAATCAATTTGTTGTTTGCCTCAAGTGACGAATTTATCAATTGTGCAACCACTTCATATGCACGGGGTTGCTGACTGTCCTGTGCCAACTCTATGATTCCTTCAATTGCCTCTTGTGATTTTTCGATGATGCACTTGAGGTTTCTGCGGACTTCGGAATAATCCGAGTCTGCATCTTTTGGCTTATAGTCTGACTGACCCTCAATAGTCTTGATGGGAAGAACTTCAGATTCGACAATTTCTTTCTGTGTTGGCTCTATGCCCAAAGAATTTGCTATGTTCACATCGACGCTATTTGTTTCATTTTCATTCATTGAACACCCCATGGTTCGGGTGGATATTCAGTAATTGTCACTTCTGCATGGGTAGAACCCGTAAATCCTGCGGTTAGTGAAGGAGAATATCCACCTGCTGTAATTCCCTCTGCGGGAACAACATTTATGTTTGTATATTTCTTTATGGTTGAAGTATCTTTGCCAAAATCATCGCTGTCAAATATATTTGCGTCAGTTTCCATGATGACAGGATAATCCTTCACAGGCCCATACAGATACATCTTTGCGCTGAAAGACAATGATGCGGTGGAGATTTTTCTCGTTGAATAGTCGCCATAGGAACCGTCATCCCCGTCAGACAATGACACGGAGGATATGACCACCGGAATGTCAACATCCTCATCTATGACATCTATTGCCTTGATCGTAAAAACATATTCCGGCGTAAAATATGGAAGTATCTGTTCGACTATCTGCAAGCAATCTTCGGTGTTTTTAGTCATCACGCCAAGATTCATCGTCATGTTGTAGGGCACTCTTTCGAATCTTCCCTTCAACTTGCTTCTGTCTTGGCTGAATGCAACCGTTTTCTGTATGCTATTCAATTTCCGTGAAGAGTCATATTGCAATCCGCTGATTTCAAAAGACATTCTCGGAAGATAAGTTTCAAGTCTTACCTTTTGCTGATCAAAATCAGTTCCTATTCTTTCCAGTCTACGAATGAATTTCTGCTGCGGGCCATATGAAATAGGAACACGAATTCTTTCTATTTCCTGCCCCTGACTATTCACACGGCGCATGTGTATGTTGTTGAACATGGAGGCAAAGCCAACAACCACTTTTCTTATCGTGGAATGGTAGAAATGCTCTAGCATGGCTTATGGATCTCCAAAGGGATTTGCTTCATCAAAATTGAAGAATTCAATTCCCTCTTCTTCTATCGGGTCATTCTTTGCTTCATCCAATATGCCCATGCTGTCATTCTTGTCCGTTATTGGTGCATACACATTTGTTCCGGACTTGCCTATGTAGGCGGTTGCTCCCTTTGCCGTTCTTTCGACCCAAGTACCAGTAACATTGGATAGAGATATGCTGTTCGGATCGCTGTAGGAGTCATACGAGTAGACCACCGCCCACGCAGATGCTCCTTGAGTTGATCCCGTAGCAGATCCATTCGAGTATTGATAAACGCTGTCGCCTTTTGCAAAAGATCCTGATCCATAGATTCCTCCTATCGTGAGGTTAACCTTGAATCCAGCCTCATCATTAACAGCATCGAGTTCGGGAATACCCGTATCGAATTCCTCTTCTGAATACTGGAACAATTCACATGTAAGTTGATATGAATACAATTTTCCTAACTGATAAAACGGATTTTCATGCTCGACAAACTTAATCTCAAACAGCCCTTTACTTATGGGGAGATAAAGCAAGTCTCCCTCAAGCGGTCTATCCATAGTTGTCTCCCGCTTGAAACGCTTGCGGGAAACCGTGAACTTCACGCTGTCACGAATTTCAAATCCAAACTTGGTGAATGTGTCTCCACCTTCAAATGCGGTGGTGCTGTCCATATACATCTCCACCATCTTGAATTTATCAAATCTGGAATATGGGGCTTCACCAAAAATATCATCTTTCCTCAACATTGTCCTCGGAATGTAATACATC